CTTTAAATGAATGATCAAAATAATAATAACAATAATAATAATAATAATAATAATAATAATAACAACAACAATCGCAGATATAGAAATAATAATCATTACAGGCGGAGAAACTATAATAACAATCATAATCGGCAAAGGAACAATAACAATATCAATCAACGTCAAAATCAGAATGTAATTAATAATAATAACAATAATAATGTTAATAATAACAACAATCACAGACATCAATCACAACCAAGAGCTAATAATAATAATATAAATAAGAATTTAATTATCAGAAAGATTCAAGAAGCTGAGAATCAAAATAAAAGAGATCTTATTAAGTATAATAACAAAATTAAAAATTTGCAGGAAAATGACAATGGTAACAATAATTATAATAAATATAACAGTAATAATGTTAATTGCATACAAAAGACTATATTTGACTCTTCGAATAGGGAATATATCAAATCTATTACAACCTTAATTAATAGACCAATATTACAAAAGGAACTAACGAATCGGCTCAAGGCATACTTCTATAAGTATCAATTCACAGTACCTGTGTCTGAAAAATTAGCACCTATTTTAAAAAAATTAACTGACATTAATTTTATATCATATAAAGAATATAATGAAGGAATTGAAGATAAAACCAAGCATAAAGTTGAAACAACAATTACTAACAAACATCCTATATTGCATTATCTAAGAGATATACAAGAAAATAGAAATATAATAGAAAACACTAAGTTAGTTACTGATGTACGATATGGTGATTTAAATGTTCTAGATGTTACTAAACAAGTTATAGATATAAATAGCACTCGACTAGTAAAAGCAGGTTTAAGTCCACGTATCATAATGTGTAATGTAGAAGCAGCTGATGAAGATCGTATACGTAACGTTGAAGATGAAATATCCTCAATACAAGACTACATAAACACACACACTGTAAAAAATAAACCTAAGAGAATGGTGCAAATTAATAAAATTATTGATCAACAGTATAATACTATAATGGACACCAAAGATATAACAAATTTGGAGATGTTTGAATCATTAAACCCTTATGATTTAGAACAAACAATACAGAAGCTTAAACCAGATTATGCTATTAATGTATTTTATGGTACTATACAACAGGCAGCTAGACAAGTTTTTGATAAGAATGATAAAAAATTTAAAATAAATTTAGGTGAAGATTCCAGCAATAGTGATGATGATGAAGATGATAACAGTAGTGAAAGTGATGACAGTAAGTCAGAAGTTGGTAAGGCATTGGATAATAAAAATAATGATAATAGTAATAATCACAAAAATGTTGGTGGTGATGCAGGTAATAAAGGTAATCAAAATAATAAAAGTGAAAATAATGACAATAATGATGCAGAAGATCAAAAAGAAAATAATAAACAACAAAACTCGAATAAGAAGGAAGAAAAAGATCAGCAATCTGATGATAAGTTAAGAGATATTAAGAATCATATTAAAAATGTTGATAATCATAGTAAAGATAAAGATGACAATGATGATGATAATAAGGATGAATCAAGTTCTGATTCTAGCTCAAATTCATTAAAAGGCAAAATCAATGAGTTGAAAAATGAGCGTGATAGAAAAATCAAAGAATGTGAAAGAAAGTTGAGGAATGGTGCTGCGGTCCCCTTTGATGCAAAAGTTGAAGATATGCAACGAATAGTTGACAGAAATATAAAAATAAATGAGGAAAATGCTAAAGTGGGTGAAGAAATAGATAAAATAATTGCAAAGTATGAACAGGATAAGAAAAAGTTGTGTCTTGAATATCATAAAAAGAAACTAAATAAGTCATCTAATTCTAGTAATGATGATGATAAAGAAGATTTTATACCAATTGATGCATTGATAATGCTAACAGATATTATTTACTACTTAACACCAGAAGATTTGTATTTAGTTGCTGATGAGATGAATGATGGTACTATTATGGTAGGTTCTGCACACATACCTAAATATATTGATTATGATGTTCATAATATTGAATTTGGTGATAATCACATTGAGGGATATTATAGAATATTACCAGAACATGGTCCTGTACCTAGTAACTATAATAAAAAATGGATAATGAAAACTTATGGAAATGACCATTATTATGTATCAAATTTGCAATATTTACAATTTTTGACCCCAAATGACACAAAAATAATTGAAAAGCCTAAATTGAGAAAATATGAATTTTTGCTTAAATGCATAGCATTAGATGCTTATGATTGTGGCGGTACTTATTATACAAGATTTAAAATTGTTAAGATTCAACAACCACGAAAGGAGGACTATTATAATGATGCTATTATAAGATCTGATGAATTTTCATTTTATGAGGAATCAATGCAGTTTATGAGCCCTGAAAAGGAGAAAGAGTTATATCAGGTGGTAGGTTATACATTGGAGAAAAAGACAAAGAATGATAAATTAATTGCACAGTTTCAAGAACAATTGGATAAGATAGATAAGAATAGTAATTATACATCCTATGTAGGACTTACTGAAAGAATAGATAAGTACAAGAAAGATGCAGAGAAACTAAATAATGATTTAAATTCTATGAATCGTATACTCAGTCAAGTTAAGATGATAGGTAAAGGAATATTTGGTTCAAATGTTAATAATATAGATGCAGAAAATGATTACATTTTACCACCAGCTCCAGTTTTTGGTATTGATCCTAAGCAGAAAATTAAGGATGAAGAAGAGAAGAGTAAATTATCACCACTCCAGATTATAGAGAAAGATAATAAAATATATTTCTTACAGAGACGAAAAGGTATTTTTTATGATTCTAAATATTACTTAGAATATGAAGGTATAAAATATAACATAGAAGATGAACAAGATGTAGAAATAAAAAATAAAATAATAAATAGGATTATACAAATGGATAAATTTGATGCCAATAGCATGCGCACATTAATAAGTTTTACAACACGAGAATTACCAGATAAAGATATTTTGACATACATATTGCCATTGATAGCTCATTGTATAACTACAGCACTCAAGGCTGAAATGAATATAAAGTATACAATGAAAACCACAGTCAGTAAACAACTTAACTTCTTTAAGATGAATGAAGACATTAGTATAGTCCAGCAAAAAGAGTCATCATTATTTACAAGAGTTTATAATTCACTAAAAGAATCCGTAGCAAAGTTTACAGATTATTTCACAATAAATGCTCTAATAGAACCAGCATCATTTGAGGCAAAACAATTTGAATCGGGTAAATATACCCCTCCAAATTTTCAGTAAGGGTGAGTACTTCTAAAGTCAATGATGATGAGACTATAAACTTCATCTATAATTCTTCATATATCGAGGAGCATGCGAAGCCTAATAATACTATGAATTTTTCAGAAGGTATTATGACAAAAAATAGACATCCATTAATAAAATACATCAAAAAAGAATATTTAACACCAATGGAATTCAGTATTTTGAAAAAGATACTCAAAATGACTGATGTTTATCAGACACCCAATGCCTTTGTTTGTAAGAATGGTTTTCCACGTGTTCTTATACATATACATGATCCCAAACTTTTAGAAACAACAAAAAAGAATAATTACCAACATTATCTAAATATAGTTAATTTACCCCCACCCATACAACAATATGCTCATACATTAAATAACACAAAAGTTCAAGAAATTAACGACAAGCGCCCACATAAGATAGCTGCAAAGAAAATAGTAGGATTAATGCCTGATAAAGAAAAGCCAATAGTATTTGGTAACAATAAGGAAACATTATTTGCTGCCACAAAACGAGCTATAAAAACTGCACCCACACCTAGTCCTGAGGTAGTACAAGATTTTATACAACATTCAATAAGAATTATAGAGAAGGAATTGGGCCCCTACCTTAATAATTTTAGTTATTCATATTCGCAATGGTACAATCATCTGTCAGCTAAAAAACAAAAATTAATAGAACCCATTTATTTATATTATAATAAACCAGACATATTCTATACTAAGTATACTGAGGAGGAACAGAAACGTATATTAACTGAAGCATATGAGGCAATATGCAAATCTGAGTTGCAAGAAAAAGATGGAAAACCACGAATGGTTTGCTCAATACCACAAAAATATAAATATGCTATGGGACCCATAACATGGAGATTAGAAGAATTGTGTTGTAAATATTTGCAAGGCTACTGTGGTAATAAAAATTTATCTGAAATGGAAGATATGATTAATAATTACCACCAACAAGGTTATACTAAAGTGGTTGAAGGTGATGGTTCTGCATTTGATAACACTCAAGATATATCTTTAAAAGAAATAGATAGGTACTTATATAGACGAATATTGAAGTCCGTTTATCACATACCGCAGCAAGAGTTTTTACAAATAAGTCAGGCTTACTATAAGAAAATGCAAGTAAAATATAGAGATGTATCCAAGAAAATGCATACATTTATTACATATTATGTTTTGGGGACTGTATTTTCTGGGGATTGTGATACTACATTGTGCAACACTATACGAATGGCTTTATATAATAGGTATGTTAACGATAAAGCAGGCTTAAAATATGGACAGGATTATGTGGTCTTTAGTAAAGGTGATGATTTCTCAATATTATATAAACCATATATTAAAGATAAACAAATACAGCAATTGTACTACAAGTATTTTCTTACTAATGATAAGACATTATTGTGTGATAATCGTATTTATGGACTAGGCCAGATATGTAAGTTCTTAGACATTGGAGCACTAAATTCTTTTAAATTTTGTTCACTTAGATCATGGTACAAAAATATGCATGGAGATATTGTACTAACAAGAGATCCAGCAAAATTATTCTTTTTATCTAAGTATAGTATAAAGTATAAAACTTATAATCTTAAACAACAGCTTCAATATCATTTAGATATGATGGTTTCATATATCATTAATTATCCAGGGATAAACGTGTTTTATGCAATGGCAGCTGCCCACGCTAAACAATTCCTCAAGATTTACAAATCACTTAAGGAAAAGATTTCATTTAAAAGAAAATCACCAAAAATAAATTTGTTTATAGACAACTATAATACAATCAATCCAGATATTAAAAACAATATACAGCAGAACAAATCATTATTTGAGAAGTATGTTGAATTTTATGATTGTCAAGAAAATGAGCATTTCTATAAAATTCAAGATTCTTACTGGGAGACAATGAAGAGATTGACTATGACACATAACAAAAGTTTTACATTAACTCAACATGAACTGGACTATATAAACGAGCAAATCAACAATGAGTTTGATTACCAATATATACTGAAGGATAATGATATAACCAATATAATTGAGGCGAGTAAATTAATCAAGGAAGTACTCACCCTAAAAAATTTTTAACATGCAAAACAACACTAGATATACTAATACTAACACTGCAAGATATACTAATAATCCAACAAGGAATATAAATTATAGACGTAAATTTAATAATAGGCGAATCATGCGATCTAATCAACGGATTACTTATAATGCAAAAACAAATATTAATAACAGGGCTAAAATGCCTAATAATAGGAAAAGAAGATTCTTTAAGCGTATTCCAAACAAAAGTAATAATACAAATGCCTTTCAGTTTACACAATTAAGAAGAGAAATTGACAAACTATCTCGTGATTTGAAAACTACCTCATTAGGTAGTGGGCCACTTACGAATATAAATACAGCAACAAACTCTAATGCTAATAACCCTAGCATCAATAAGAAGGAAATACGACATGATATATTGTACGACGCTTTTGAATTATATAAAATGGGCAAATATTACAGTTTTTATAAAACACCATCATTAATAATTAGACTACCAGTTTATACTACACTCACAATTACTACGGTTATAAATACAAGTACTAGATTAATGTGGTTTCCATATGCATACCCATATATAAATGCTGATGTTTACAGAATAGGTATAAATTCAGATGTAATACCTAATATATTCTCTAACATAATGGTTTCAGGAACTACATCAAATGGATTTAAGCCAGTTTCTCAAGTAGATATACCAGGTAATTATCGTTTATTATGTGCAAGTATGAAGATAACTAATATAACTACTAACACTAATAAAGGAGGTGCATATACAGTATACAAAACTACACGATCAGAAGGACAACCAGTTGTTTACAATAGTGGTATTCAATATGAGACAAATGTACCGCCATACACAACTGACTTAGCATTAATGGAGCAAAATTATGATCAAGAACCTATCAAATATTTATTTAACGCTAATCAGACAGCACAAGTTGATGAATATAATGTTATACAAGGTAATACCATATTTCAGGGAGATAATGAGTATATGGGAGCAAGGACTGAACCCATAACAGCATATAATATATTGCCAATAGGTCAAAAACCGATCCTATTTAATCCCCAAGGGATCAATGTCAAATATGTTGTTCATATAGATGCTATTAATAATGTTCAGACTTATAAGATACAAACTTTAGCTATATTTGAAGTATCACCACGACCAGGTACATCAATATCTGCAATAGCCTATAAAGTAGATAGAACTGTTCTACCAGATGTTATATTAAAAGCTAAGAATTACTTTCCCATACATTCCGTTATGGGCTAAAGGTTTGGGGTTATCCAGTAAAACCCACAAAATTTTTAACTATGCAAACTTTACACCACAACACAGTAAAACACATTACAAAATTAACAAAATCCATATCAAATAAACTATTTGATTTACTTATAGATCTAGACGATCAAATGGCTCATGGTTATGAAAATACTAGTTTGAATATAATGCTTAAATACATGATATTACAAAAAATATTATATGATTCAAATATACCACATAAATTTAAAGTACCCACAATGGATGATGATGAATTGACCTCTAGAGAAATATTATTTAACAAAATGAGTGACAACTCAGTATTTATAAATATGATAACAGATACAACAAAATTACAACCAAAGCCTAAGACAATATTTAATCAACCAATACCATTGACATCAACATTTCAAGTGGCTAAAAAATATAAAATAAATATAATTCCAACTTATGCACATTTTTCAGATTATATATATGCAAAAGTTAAAAAATTGATAAAGGCAAAACCTAAGGTGATGAATATAACACATACATATTTTGATATAAAGCCAACTAAGAGGACACCATATTCCAAAATCAATTATGATGAGATAAAGGATGTTAATTTCAAAAACATACAACCAGAATATTTGAAACAGCCTTTTATAATATCTAAAAATGAGTTTGATGGTACTGTAATAAAAATTGATGAATCTGAGGAGCAACTGAAGAAAAAACAGCAGTTAACAAAATTTTTGGGAACAAGAAGTATAAGTCATAGAGATGAGGATAGAGAGAAGTATTTACAAAAATTAAATAAAAGAAAAATGCTTAAAGAAAAGAAGGAATTGGCAGAAAAAGAATATATGAGACTTGGACAAGAGATAGGAGATTATGAATATGCATTAATGTTACAACAACAAGAGGATGAAGATCAAATACATATTGAAAATCAAATAAAGGAAAATAATAAAAACAATAATAATAATAATTCACAGAAACAAACCCCCAATGAGGACTCAACACAACAAGAAAAATTACATGCTGAAGAAGACAAAGATAATAATATCTTGAAGATTGTTATCAACCCTTATGATGATGATTTTTAAATATATTTATAAATATAATTAATCATTTTACATAAATATTATAAATATTAATTAATATATTATTATCATTATAAATATTAATTCAACAAAAATCAAGGTCTCTAAACTTGGTCGGTTTAGAAGATCATAAAAGACCGTACTTTGAGGTTGCATGATTTGTTTGTACTGGATCATGTAATCAATAAAACAGTACTTTAATGTATATACATCATCTAAAGGGGAGTCTTTATTGGGACAATACAATCAATCTAATAATAAAATAGCCATGATTTTCATATAAAATATAGCCTGTAATGAAAAATATCTGCATGAACTACAGAAGAAGGGTTCGCCCCACCTATTGATTATGATAATCTTTA